GGGATTTATAGATGAGCTTCCTAGTTGTCACTCCGAGTGAATTAATATTTAATTTTAATAATGAAATTAAATTAAATATTTATATGATTTATGAAAATCAATATATAGAACTAGGGCAAAATAGTTTATTAGGTATTGGAAAAACAAATCCGACTGATCAAATCCATGTTGGTAATAATATGTATTTAAATAGAATTAAAAATATTACTTATACATCTCCCTTCTCGATTCAAGTTGCAAATTCCCCTCTTTCATTTGTACCGGTTGGAACAATTGTTTTATGGCCTGTTCCAACAAATATAAGAGTTACATATCCCATGGATGAAGACATCAATATTTATTTACCAAATGGATGGTTGGTTTGCGATGGTCGTAGTTTACTTGTAAGCGAATACCCTGATTTGTTTTTAATGTTACAATACGATTATGGGGGATCTGGAACAAATTTTAGTGTACCTAATTTTAAAGGAAATAATTATGGAGGATTTGCTGTTGTAAATAGACCCAATACTAGTTATAATCTAACAAATGCTTCCTTTAAAGTAGGGCGAAATACAAGTGATGTAAATGGAAATACAATTAATTTAATAAAAATTAATGATAATAATTTACCAAACCATTATCATTTTGTAACAAGTGGTTCCGCAAATGGTGCGAACAATGGACACACACATCCATATACTGGTGTTCATAATAGCGGAGGAGGTGGTCGAGGTGGCAGTGCGCGCGAGTCTGGACAAGGTACATATTCTTTAGGTTCATCTACATATGACATTGGTCATTCTCACGGTTATTCAATTAGTATGAAGGATCCGGGTAGTGGTTGGACAACTGCTTCACCAGTTTTAATTAATATTGAACAAAAATATATAGTCATGAATTATATTATTCGGGTATTTTAATAAAAATTTAACATCATATAAAGTAAATGAGCTTAACAATTTATGAACCAACACGTATATTAAATTCAAATATATCGACAAAAACAACTCAGATGTTTTTTGATGTTAATTCAACACGGACATATATTAATGGTAGTGTTGGTATTGGTACAAATCAACTACTTTCAAATTTTCATATTGAAAATAATAGTTGCCCATTTAAAATAAATATTTCAAATGAAAATAAAATAAAATCAATTACTTATCAAACATATTATGGATTATTGCCTATTGGGTCTATTATAATTATACCTACTACGCGTTTAATGACATTTTTAACAAATCAAGGATGGTTAGAATGCAATGGTGCTACTTATAATCGTACAAATTACCCATTATTAGAACCTTTATTACGTAGTACAGATTATGGTAATACAACCGGAGTAAATAATACATTTAAAGTACCTAATTTAGTAGATCGTATTCCTGTAGGTTCGGATGGTGTATATAATCAAACATACTATAATATTAATTCATCTAAAACAATTACACTTACAATTCAACAATTACCAAATCATGAACATGTTGGTTCAACTTACGCTAATACAGAGCTTGGATCTCATGGTCATTCTTTAAGTGAGCTTTCAGCTACTGATAATAGTGAATTAACGAATACTTGTTGTGGTGGACAAATTACAACAAGTATTCGTAGTGAAAACACAGGTGGATCAAGTGGCGGTGTCTTCAATCATGAACATGGTACAACATATGGACAATATCTTAACTCTTCTTTAAAGTCAATTTCATTACAACGAAATATAATATATATGATTTATATGATTAAAGGAAAATAAATTAAATTATTAATATTTTATTATATAATAAATTCTTTGAGAAGGATATATATTATTTATTGGATTTTTTGTATCACTTACAATACTTCCAGAATTTGTACTACTATAAATTTGTGCTGTAGTTGTTAATGAATGTGTATGAGAAATTAATGCATTCTTATTTTCTGTTGTACTTCTAGATTCTTTACCTTTTCCCCAAGCATAAGCAGGATAAGGGTCTCCATCTTTTGCATTTCCATAATAACGTGTAGCAGTATATGTATGATTATGAGAAAATGTTCTTGAAACTAATTGATCATTACCATTACTATGATCATGAGTTGGTATATTTTTAGATTCCAATAGGAGTTCATTTACTCCTCCTACTTTACCAAGGGTATTATATGGAGCAAACGCACTATCTTGTTGAATTACACAACGATCTCTCATATCTGGTAAGTTAAATGTATTTACGGTAGAACCATATGTATCTCCTATAAAACCATATAATTTACTATATGTTGTTTTTGATACTGATTGACCATTACATAAAAACCATCCAGAAGGAACACTGTTAGATGGATACATTATTATAGTACCTGTCGCAACACCATATACCTTTTTAGAATCAGTGGTAATTGAAGGCGTATCTTTAAATAATACATCTCCATCGCAAGTAACAGAATTAATATTTTTAAATATAACTTCACCAAAAACTGGTACAAAACTTATATTATTATTTATAGCATCAATTTGAATATTTGCTATACGTCCACCAAGCGCATCATTATTAAATTGTACTTCTTTTCCAAATGTAGAATATCGACGATAGACAACGTTATCGGTCATGCTTAAAAAAAGAATAGTAAATTATTATTTAAATACGAACGATTACTTCGTAATTACCAGGGCTTATTTTTCGGCGAATATATCCAATCGATTTTTCAGAACTTTGTGAAATACCTAATTTTATTGTATCATCTACCCCTTCCATAACTGTAATAAAATCCCCTGCTTCCCCAACCATATTTTCATTCCATCCTGCATATTCATCCCCATTGGGCATTACTAAATTAATTTTACCCATATAAACAATGGGAATCTTTACATCATTTGGATGCGCGTCAAATAAATCTTGATTTCCTATAATAGAAGGTTTTACAGATATAATTCCAAAGCATTTAGATTTAGACCATTTTGATGTAATGCGTCCATCTTTATTAAATCCTACAACTGATCCCGCTTCCGGTTGGCTTTCTCCTTCGGCAAGAAGTTCCCATTCACTGTAATCCCCTCCAGATGCTTTGAACGAAAAAGCCATGATATTGCCATAAACTTGTAATTTTTCTTTGGGGTAAAATGTTCCAATACCTACATTGTCTGTAATATGAGCTGAACCATATACACTAAATGTTATATCTTCAGTCGGTTGACTTGTTCGAATACCAACGCTCGTATTGTTAATGGTTACGATCGAACTATCACCGTAAATATCCATTTTATTAAAAGTCTTCACAGGAACTGTTGTACCAATACCAACCCAGTTGTCTACCATGGACATAATGGTTTGATTCGCATCATAACCTACAATATTAGAAAGTGAATAGGTATCTGTATTTGTACCGGTAAGTTGAAATACATGTTTATCCGCAATAAAGCGCATTTGACTGTCATTTCCTGGAATGTCCTCTGTTAAAATGGTTGCGTATTTAGAACTATTTATGAAGCTCGCCATATTTCTTTATAAATATCCAGCGTTTTTATTCTTTAATAGGTAGAAGAAGATTGTTTAATCCGATGCAACCTATTGGAATTTTACTCAGTTCTATTATAGCGTTATATGTATCTGGTTATATATTCTATAAAGCCTTTTTAAATATTAGCCCATATTTGTTCGCTTGGTTATGGTTTAATTTAGCCATTGCTCTTTATGAAATTTATATTGTCTTTCATCGCCGAGAATTAACACGTAAAAAATGTACAAATGGATTCTGGTCACGCGATTCTAATTATGGAGGATTCTGGAAAGACGCTTGGAACGAATATACGTGTTATTCAGATGAACGCTACTTAGATCCAGATAACTTTGTCTTTATCATTGAATTTATGAATGCTATACTGGTTATCTGTTTACTGGCTGCATTTATGGTTCAAAGTAAAACTTGGATTTATTTGTTATTAGCAATTCAAGCATATCATTGCTGTATATATTTTATATCTTTACTCCATAGCCGTAAAACAAATACGACATATCCTATGAAAACAGCGAGCTATCTATTGATTTCAGCTTTATGGATATTCGTTCCGATTGTATTGATTTTTACATAAATCTAAAATAGAAATGATACAAACCTTTTCTGATAAAAAGGATCGCAAGGAAGCAAGAAAATCATTGCGAGATAAATATACGGATCATCCCCGCCCAATACCACAATCAATTAATGATTATGAGTTAAGAGAATATTTTATAACATTGGACTCGCGAGATCGCGATAAAACAGCGTGGCCTTCCTCTAGTCAATTTCAAGTTAAAATGCAGCCTGAAAATACCTTTAATGGTGCCATGTTAAATAGAGCTTTTAAGAATGTTCGTAGTATTGAAGTGGTCACTGCGCAATATCCAAATACTTTAAATGTACTTGATCAAATGTATTTGTATTTATGTTTTCCAGAGATAGATGGTGTATATGAATCAACAAATATAACTGGAAACAAAGCCTTAGCAAAATTGGTGGCTACATCGTTGATTGGTAATTATGTATATATTGAATATCCGCATCAGAATCGCCCCCGCAGATTATTTCCAGGAAAGGGCGCACGTATAGATCGTTTGACCCCTGAATTCCGCACATATAATGGTGATTTATTTAATTTTGGTGCGGATACATCCCCGTGCTATGAGTTTGATCCAAAGTTACAAACAAGTATTACATTGCGTATTATTGTTCAAGTTCCAAATACGTTATAATTATAAACTATATAGGTAAAAAAGAATGTATGGACATCCTGTAAATGTAGTGAATGAATTATCTGTAGGACATTATACCAGTAAAGGTAGTTTAAAAGTTGCTACACCTGAAATATCTTTTTTCAATACATTTCAATATGGAATTGAGACTGATATATGGGAAAGCAGTTTACAAAATGGAGGAACTGCTGTATTTAATCCAGATGTAAGTGGTGTTACTATGTCAGTAACTAATCAATTAAATTCACAGGTGATACGTCAAACCCGAAATGTCATGAGATATATTCCAGGACGTAGTACCGAATTAACATTTGCGGTTCGTCTTACCACACCTGTAGCTGGAATTCGACGTAGATTCGGTTTATTTAATGGTATTGATGGATTTTATTTTGAAGATAATGGAGGCGATTACGCATGTGTTTTTATTAACTCGGATGGAGGAACCCCTTATATGGAAAGAGTTTCAAGAGCAAATTGGAATGGTGATAAATTAGATGGTTGTGGTGCGAGTAAAATTACAGCAAATGCTGAGAGCATTCAGATTATAACATTTGAATACGAATGGTATGGTGGTGGACAAATCGTATTTAAATATGTTATTAACGGGCACTCGATTATAATTCATACATTTAATACAGCGAATAGATTGCCTTTTCCTTGGTGTAGAACTCCTTTTCTTCCTATTCGCCTTGAAATTACAAATACGACAGGTGCCGCTGGAACACATATTATGTATCAAGGTTCAAATTCTTTACTAAGTCAAGGATTTACAGAAAAAATAGGGGTCGCACAAAGTATACTTACGCCACTTACTGGATATAATATGGCAGTCGCTCGAACATTTTATCCAGTTATTAATATTCGTTTAAAATCAACCACTTTAGGTGGTGTTGTTATACCAACATTTTTTCAAATTGGAACATTAGATAATACAAGCGTATTTTATAAAATAGTAAGAAATGCCACTATTGTAGAAGGACTATGGGTTGATATGCCAGATACAAACTCTTTTGTTCAATATAATTTAACATCTACCACTGCGATTACAGACGGTATTCAATTGGATGCTGGCTATGTGGCTACCGGAAGTGGTGAGCGAGTAGCTTTAGATAAATATACACAATATCAAATTGGTCGTAGTGGTTTAGGTACCGTCAGTGATATTATTACACTTGCTGTGGCAAGTAGTTCTACAAACAAAGACGCAATTGCTTGTTTAACCTGGATTGAACAACGTTAATCGTAATCGCGATCACAACCACAATCACTATTACTATCACAATCATAATCATACTCAAAAACCTAACTATAATCATTATTAAATAATTAATGGTTCAACGGTTGTAATTTTAAATACTAAATTAATTTGATAATTTGGAATGGGTGCTATGGGTGCAGAAGTATCTGTTCCAAAGTTGAAAAAGGTGTTATCGTGTTTTTTTATTTGGATGGTTAAACGATCTATGCGTTTACCCTTTGCTTCAAAGACAAGCTTGTTCAACTCATTTAAGTCTGTATAGTTAAAGACGGATGTTGTGTTACTTGGAATTAATCTGGCAAATGATTTTGTTGCCGCTAAACTGGTACCATCAAAAGCTCCTTCTAATTCTGGAATGCAAACATACAAGCATGGTTCATTGCTTGAACCTCCAGCGACAGGATAGGTTGCTGAGATAAGTTCAATGGATTTAATATTTTTATAATGATGACTGAGGGTTGCTCCTGTAAAGGTATTCGTGGGTTCTAATTTAACTTCAAAATGACTTGTTGTAGGCCATACAGCTCTATCACGGTCTCTTGAATCAATAATAATATAATGATCTTTTAGTTTATATTTTTTAGATTCTTCGTCGGGAAATAAAAATGGATGTTGGTACATATCTACTATAATACAAATAGAGAAATCTATCTTTATACGTTTTTTTTACGGATAAGATACAAATTTAAAAAAAAATGAACTTTTTATTTATATGAAAATATATTTGTTGTAAAAGGTAAGTGCTACATTATATTGTAGCGAAAGTGATAAAGCGATCCTTTATTTTTAAAATGAGGAGGTGTCAGCAACTGTTTTGTCAGTCAGCGCATAATAATGCTCGTAAATCATGCATGAATCATAAGCATGGATGTGTTATCGTTTATAATGATAAGGAAATTGTAGCACAGGGTTTTAATCATGATAATTGTACTATGAATGATATCTATAGTGTTCATGCGGAGGTGAATGCGATCAATCAACTTAGGAAGAACATACGATCAAAAGACAAAAAATTTATTCAGAAATGTTCTTTGTACGTAGTCCGAGTGGGGTCGCCTTTAATGAATTATCCTCTAAAAAATTCAGAGCCTTGCGAACATTGTACAAAGACGATTCTGAAGATGGGTATTCCCAAGGTATATTATTCTACAAATGATGAATTTCTATCAGCATTGGAAATTCATAAAAATAAGAAAGAATCGTATTCTCAAGGGAGGCCTATCCCAATCACACCACCTCAATATCATCCTCAAGAGATATCATCTATTTCAACATATCCTAAAAAAATCCAGGGGAGGCCTATTACGCCATTATATTCATATTCTCAGGAAGTATCTATTACAAAGTCCCCTATAAAAAATTATTCTAAAAAGATTATACCACCTACTTCTGATAAAAATTCAGTATGTATAATTTCGTGATTATTATATATTATATTAGATTTAGTTATTATTTATTAGATTTAGTTATTATTTATTACACCTTTTATCATTTATCATTTAAAAGTCCGTTTAATTAAATAGTTATAGTTATAGTTATGTATACTCTTTACAAAAATCCTATACAATTGGATACTTTGTATATAGTTCAATATTTACATTATAAAAATATTATGTTTTTACCATCTATTATAATTGAAAGAAATTATCCACAATTTGTTACTGAATTACCAACAATAAATTACAAAAATAAAATTTATGAAGGTTTAGAAGAAGTTATTTCATTGTATGAAAATATTTCAGGTATTGATAAAATTTTAGAAAAAGCAATTGAGTTTAAGAACCAAAATCCAAAATATACAATAAAGAAATAACAGGATTTTAGTTTTTTAGCTTTTTATTTGCGTTTGCTGACTGAGCGACGGGGAACAGTAACATCTTTGGCACCTTTTGATGAAAATAATCTATAATAAAGTACGGTTAAAGCAGACATTACATAAATAACAGCGTTTACAATAGCAAATCCAACAATTATCCAAGCATATGTATTACATTTACCAACAACTAGGCAGTTTGTGGCATAAGTACCAATAACGAGTACAATTAATGTGAATAAAAGCATTATTATGGAATTTAATACCATGTTTTTACTTGTAATCATAATTAAAACACCAGCAATGAAGCTTATTAAGTAAGTATAAAATACCATACGGGCTTGTTTGCTGACTTGATACTTTTTACCAAAAATATTAAGAGTTACGAGTTGAGCTTCTTCTTGCATGTTATAATCTATTTAGAAAATATTTTTGATAGGAAGGGGTAATATATATCTATCTTTTTTTAAGATATCCATTTTTTTAAATTCATCGTATAAATATTGTTTTACAGCAAGATCTGATAGCAATTCTGAAATAATTATTAAATCCTCTTTATATTTTAAATCATTAATTGGTTTAACTTCAGGATAAATAACTAAACATACATTTTCATTAATTACTTCCAATGATATTTTATATAATTTTTTAAATGTTCCAATGATAAGATCCTCTAATTCCTCTGATGTTAATGTATAATCTAAATAAAATAATTTATTTAATTGAACAACTTTTTGTGCATATATAGATTCTTGATTCTTTTTATTTTCATTCTGTTTCTTTTTAATCTCATTTTCGTCATCACTATCATCATCATTATTTTTATAACTTACAAGTGTTGCTCTTGTAATATACCTTTTATTTGTTTGATTAATATGATTACAAGGCATTACATTTATACGATATTTCGAAAAATGTAGAAATGAATTTACTTTCATGGTTGGTAGTACAATTTACTGTTTAAAGATAAAATCATTTTATTTTTTAAATGAAATTAATTCATATGATTGTTGCTGTCGATTTAGATAATGGTTTTTCAAAAGATAATAAAATTCCATGGAATATAAAAGAGGATTTTTCCCATTTTCGAAAAATAACAACCAGCGCACCAGATGGATTATATAATGCGGTTATTATGGGACGAGTTACATTTGAACAAATTGGAAAACCCCTTCCAAATCGCCATAATATAGTAATTACAGGAATGCCAGAATCGTTTAATGATATATGTAAAGAAAACCTAACTGCATTATATAGTTTAAACGACGCTTTTTTATTCTGTGAAAGAAATAATAAAATACATGAAATATTTATAATTGGTGGTGAAAGAATATATAATGAGAGTATTCAAAATTATCCTATTAAGAAAATTTATCGCACAGTTATAAATAAACATTATCATTGTGATCGTTTTTTTCCTAAAATAGAAGCCCCATTCGAATTAATGACCATCGACGACGATCATATAGATTATAAATTTGAACTTTGGGAAAATTCAAACCCTACTCGGTTATAATAATAAAAAATAATCTATTTATTTAAACAAAACCATGTGCTGGAACGCAGATGTATCCCTTAATACTTTTTTATTTAGTGGCTTTATAAACCTTTTAGCCTATTATAATGGTGTCACCGCCACTACTGAATTTATATATTTTAATAGTTTCATTGTAATGCAATTATTAGAATACTTTATTTGGAAAGGATACAATAATAGTCTTGTATCTAAATTTGCGTTTATTACAATTTTACTTCAACCGGTATTTATTATACTGTGTATAAAGGAAAAATCAAAAAATTTAATACTGCCTCTTCTGATGGCTTATGGAATCGGTGTTATTGCATTACTTATCTATCAACCTTTGTCAAAGACGGATTTCTCTATGACGCCCGCCGCAAATGGTCACCTCGCATGGAATTGGATGAAACTACCATTAATTATCCTTTATTTAAGTTTTTATATCATCGCAATATTCTTCTACCTTCCAGATCAACCATTTCTTATTAGCTTTATGATTGTATTATTAGGTATGTCATTGTATTACTATTATACATCACATACATTTGGTACTATGTGGTGTTGGTTTGCAAACGTAGCAGCATTTTATTGGTTGTATTTAATTGCACAAAAAAATAAGCTCTTTTGCGGTTTTATAGAATAAATAATTTTCTTTTATAAAAGTATTAAATAATCATGCCTAGTGAAGTTGAAAAAGTTGCCAAACGTATCCAAAACCTTGAAGCAGTTGTATCCCAAATAAAATTAACTGCTGACGGCGGTGCGAGCGTTGTATCCGGTGATGTACAAAGAGAGATTGTCGTTGATACTTCTAAATATGATGAATTAGAAAGCAAAGTTGATCGTGTTAGTGGTGAAATGGACACCAAATTTACAGAAGCTCTAAATGATGTTCAATTACGCTTCACCGAATTTGATCATGTTAAAACAATGATGAGTACCGTAGATGGTTTAACTTTACATTTAGAATTATTACATAAACGTCTTGATACAATCACTGAACGTGTAAGTAAATTAGAGGATGATGTTAGCACCATTACAAGTAGCATTGTTTCTGCTAAAGAACAAACTGAAGAAGAAAGTGCTTAAAAATAAAAATATATTTATTTTTTAAAATTTTTAAATAATTAACAATTTACGAACGCGGTTTTAACCTCGCCAACAATGCCGGTGGGATAAACTGTACGATAATGTATATGTGGTTTTAATGTCACTCTAGGAACTTTATAACCGGATGGGCATGATACAATGAATTTAGCTTCATTATTTTTCACAGTTGTAACACCTACATTACGGTAATCACCATAAGCAGTCCAAGGATCTTCAAAATATTGCTCTGAAGATTGTGCTGCCCAGTAGAGTACTTTTGTATTATCTTCTTCTTTAATTGGTACTGTAAATTCTAGATTGGCATCTTTTGGTTTTAACTCCGCAGGGAAAATAGAGTAAGGCATAACAGATGGTCCTAAGAATGGTAAATATGTATTACGTTGGAAACCTAGATAAATTACATAAATTACAACTAATAATGCTACTATTTTTGAAACGAATCCAATTTTTGGGTTAAATATTATAAATAAGGCTTCGTAAAGAGCAAATAAGAAAATTACAATAAGAAAAAACATATTTAACTTAAAGGATAACATTTTATACTATATTGAAATATATTTATTTTTACCTTTTTTGATTCAATATTTAGTATTATAATTATAATTATAAGCATAAGCATAATTTGCTTAAAGCAAAAATTTATTATATTTTATATGAGTTCAAAATCATTATACGTATTGATTACTGGATTTGGTAGCCCGCATTACGATGAGAAGGTCACTATTTTTCAAAAAAATTTAGAAAAAATAATTGAATATCCTTGGAAAACAGTTAAATTTGTTGTATGTCAATATAATGATATAGAAACACATCCGTTTCCAACAGAGTTAATTAAAGCTCGCGGAATTGATATTGATGTGATATATGAAAAAGGTATTGTTGGACAATTTATGAAAAAATGGGCGGATCCTAAAATTATTAATCAATATGACTATATTTTAACATTACTAGATGATGTTGAATTAATTAATCCTGATTGGGATAAACTTATTCAATATACAGAAGAATTTGAATTTGATTTATTATCCCCTTGTTTAACTCTTGATTCTAAATTTCAATATCAATATATGCGTCATGAACCAAATCAACCAAATAGTTTAAAAGTCAGTCCATGCTGTGAATATTTTTGTTTATTCGCAAATACACAACGCTTTCAAAAATATTGGAATGCTTTAGAAAATGAAAATCCATGGATGTGGGGTTTAGATCTTATTTTAAGAAAGCATCTTGGTATTCGTGTAGCTATTATTAATTGGATGCAAATGAAACATTGGTACAAGAATGAATGCTATGTAAATCGCCCAGATAAAGACCCAGTTGAGGGATTTAAGTTTATAATTGATAAATACAAAGAAACATCTGATAATCTTGCCCGTCAAACACCTATAATGTATTATATTATTGACCCTTTTGTAAATAAAAAGTGATTTTACTAATTAATTTAAGCAAATAAAGATATTAATTATATAAAATGAGTATTACACTTGGAATTAGTAAAAATTATCAATTCATTGTATCTGAATTTGATATTGAAATGAAACCAATGCTATATCAAATGAAATCAATTTATGATTTAGACAGTGTTCAAAAAAATAATGTTCAACAGGTATATTTATCTATATTTGATAAAAATATTTCTTCCACGAATATGAGCATGTCCGATTTGTCTTTCTTAGAATCATTTCAGATGATTGAATATAGTAAACTTTATTATTCTGAAAAAGAGGCTTGTTTTTATCGTAATTATTTATTTGAACGTGTAGACACAAAGCACGGTGAATTGGAATATTTAAATCTGATGAAAACAATTGTAAATAAATGTGATAATATTCGCGAGGATCGTACAAATGTAGGTACCTATTCCATATTTGGTCCTCAAATGGAATTTGATATTTCTGAATCCATACCTATTTTAACAACAAAATTTCTTCCTTGGAAAATGGTTCTAAAAGAGCTACTTTGGTTTCTTAAGGGAGACACAAATTCCAAACATCTAGAAGAACAAGGGGTTGGTATTTGGAGAGGAAATACAACACGGAATTTTTTAGACGCACGTGGTCTATATAACTATCCCGAAGGAGATGTTGGTCCAATGTATGGTTATAACTGGAGACATTGGGGATGTAAATACGAAGACTGTATGACTGATTATACAGAAAAAGGATTTGATCAGCTTTCAGAACTTATTGAAAATATTAAGAAAGATCCCTATTCACGTCGTCATCTTTTAACAACTTATAATCCAGCTGAAGTTAAAAAAAGTGTTCTCGCACCGTGCCATGGTTTAACAACAATGTTCTATGTGGAAGAAGGAGGCTTTCTATCATGTAAAGTAGTATGTCGTAGCAGTGATGTATTTCTAGGACTTCCCTTTAATATTGCGAGTTACGCAATGTTTACTTATATTATTGCTATGAAATGTGATCTAAAGCCCAAAAAACTTATTGTTACAATGGGAGATACACACATTTATGCGAATCATATTGATCAGGTAAAAGATCAACTTACACGTACACCATTCCCCTTTCCAAAATTCATAGTATGTGAATCTATTAAAAATAAATCATGGGAAGAATTATCAATTGATGATTTTGATATGATGGGATATTTACATCATCCAACGATTCGCGCCCCTATGGCTGTTTAATTTATTAATCTGTCACATTACCATAAGCATTTGTTACAGCACCTGTGGCATAGCCAACACCTTGAGCTGCTTGATACATTTTATAATTTAGTGTTAAATACATTGAGAATCCACTGCTGATGAGTCCTAAAATACCTAATCCAATTAATATCCATCCTACTGTACTCATGCGAATAACGTGTTGTTTAACATCATTTGGATTATCTTCATGATACGATATTTTTAAAGTTTCACCAGCTATATAATTTTTATTTGTAGTACTAATCTTTGATTCATATGTTTTATTATCCTTCGCAACAAAGGTAATTGTATTAACACAATTATCAATAATAGTTTCTTTATTGTTATTATTTGTTTCCGTTATTTTTTTACAATCTGCGCTTTTTATTGTAGCATTTGTTATAATCCGAGGATTTTTTTTCATTACTACTATAATACCAATAATTATCAATATAAAACTAAAAAATAATCCAGATCCAGCAAACCATAAACCCATTATTTTTCCCAGACTAGCACTCGCATCATATCCTTTATCTAAAATTGTATGAGTCATTGTTTGTAGTGGTTGGGGTTGATATTGTAGTGGTTGTTGGGGTTGATATTGTAATGGTTGGGGTTGATATTGTTGAGGGCGTTGTTGTGACTGATAATAAAATGGTTGTTGTTGTTGCATTTACTATTTATATTACATCGCTTTTTTTATTTTTTTGTTTTCTTTGTTTTAAATTTTTACGTTTTCCGCCTGAACTAGTGAAAAAATTTTTAAATAGGTTATCAAACTCGTCGGCTAAAGCATCCGCTGTTTGTAAAGTTTCTTTACGTTTTGTTTTTTGGCTTGACTTTACTTCATGATCAATTGTTAATACTTCTTTTAATACATCGTAAATAAAACTGATTTTAGGCATAAAATCTTGAGCAATGTAAATATTATAAGGGGCTTTATTTGCTTCATATTGATTTACTAAATGCTTGGTAATGAAATCACGATATTCCATATCTAATTTATCCTCTAATTCAGAAAGTTGAAATTCATAAGATTCATATGCTCTGATTGAAGCGGCATATTGATTCATTATGTATACATAACTTTGTTTTTGTTTATAGGTTGGTGGTGTTTTTAAACTTTGCTGTTTATAACGATCTTCTTCGATATTCATTTTTTCGTGAGATTCTAAACGTTTTAGTGTTTGACTGTTCATTAGGTCTCTAATTACTTTTCTATCACTTTCGTATACTTTACGCATTTTTTCTTTATAATTTTCATAAAGACCTACTAAATTCATATCATAATTTACGATTGCTTCATTTAACATTGAAATTGATTCTACAAAAACACTTAATTTAGTTTTAACTCCCGAAAAGATGCTTTTAATATTATTATAATTAGTTTTATTTACGAAACTAACATCATCATGTTCACCAATAAGATCTATTACATTTCCAATAGTTGAAATATGAGGTAATAATAATTTAATTGGTACTAAAATATCGTCTTTTATTTTACTTTCGATTATTTCAAGATGAGATACAATCGATCCACGTTTTAATTTTAATAAAGTATTTTCAATTGTAGTATTCTTTAATTGAAGTGATATTTTATCAAGATCTTTCATAACAGCCGCCTTTAATTTTGTATACTCGCTCGAAGATTTTCTTTCAATTATGAAACGAGGGGTTTCATATTGTTCTTTTGGTTTATCAAATAAAGGTTCATCCATTCTTTCACGGTAAACTTGGGGAACTTCGATATATTGGGGATTTGGTACAATATTAATTAATGGAGGGGCAAATGATACTGGTTTACGAGCTTCGCGCATTTCTACAATATCTTTTAATTCACTTGTTAATGTTTCACTAACTGTTTTTGATTTAATTTGTTTTTTCGCAATAGTAGGTTTATAACTAGTAGCCACTTTCGCACTACGGGGTAATACTTCGCGACTACGATCCTCCTCCATTTTTTCCGTTTTTTTACGACTAGGAATACCTCCTACTACTGAATATTGGGACATCTTTACTATTATTATGATTAGTTTATTTTTTTGTATTATTTAAATAATTTATTTCATAATTTTTTTTATCAGATTGAATTTTATAAAATGTGGGTGTTAGGTACATTTTTTTTAATTCATTAATATTTTTATTATAATGCTTTGCAATGTCTTCTAATAAAATTTGATTTTGTTCTTTTACTATTTTAGTTAATACATAATCCATTTATATATTATTTGTTAATATTAGTATAGCATATATGGTCTCAATTTTTATTTAAACATTTGGATATTACATACATATAAGTAGAATAAGATTTATATTAAAGTTTATCTTATAAATAAAAATGCCTAGCCAAAATGAATACGATGATTATTACAGTCACCTAATGGATGATTACGATTATGATTCTGATAACACTAACAATGACAGTGATGACGAATATGATCAAGAAGGAAACTATGATGAAAATTACGAAGATCCAGAAGATCTTATTTACAAAGACGATGATCAAGTAATTACACAATCAACATTTCTAAAAATTGGTGAAACTAAACTACGTGTATTTAATACTGGCGCAATTCAATATCCTGACAGTATTTTCAATGTAACATATGGAGACCATGTTCTCGGAACATCTTATCGCAGTGTACGGGTAAAAGTTTCCCATAATAATTATAAAAACTATTATATTCATGATTTGGTTTGGGCAGCATTTAATGGCGATGTTCCCTCTGGATGGGAAATTGGTCATGTAGATCGAACAACCTCGTTTGATTCAAATTATTGTTATTCAAACCATCTCAGTAATCTAGATATTTATATGAACTGTGTTTCTGAATATATACATTCTACTAACTGATTTAAACATTATGAGCTTAGTTAGTATATTAAAAGATGTATTCCTCTAACTGGATAATGGGAGGAGGATCTCGTAAAAAAAGAAAAGTTGAAGAAACACCCCCTGTTGTACTAGATGAGGATGAAGAAGATGGCGGTGGCCAAGGAATGCCTTTTATCTTTCCTAAACCAGTATCAAATAACATTTGTACCCAACATAATCATATATACTTTAATGATGATATTTCAAATGAAACCATGTTTAGTCTAAACCGCGAACTTCGTTCATTAGATGATAAGCTATTTGTTATTTCAATGATTCATCGTATTTCACCTATGCCAATTTATCTTCATTTAACCACAAATGGTGGAATGATTCATGCTGCTTTTACAGCTGTAGATTGTATTCGTTCACTACGCTCTCCTGTATATACGGTTGTTGAGGGTTTTGTAGCATCAGCTGGTACTCTTTTAAGTCTAGCTGGTGAAAAACGCTATATTCAACCAAACGCGTACATGCTATTCCATGAACTTCGATCTGGATTTTGGGGTAAAATGAGTGATATCGATCAAGAATATACTAACCTACGTAAAGTAATGGATCATTTGATTCGTTATTATGCGGAAAAAACACCTATTACAGCTAAAGTTCTAGAAAAATTACTTTCTAAAGATTCTATTTGGAATGCTCAAGAATGTATTGAAAAAAATGTAGTTACTGAAATTTTCACGCAGTAAAAAGTACCTCAATATTTTGTTTTTTTAATGCTTCTAATACATTAGAAAATTGTTCACTTACCGTATCATCCAAGAAAGTATGACATATTTTATTTAATGATTCTGGTAAATAAATTTTTATTTTACAATTAAAATCAATACAGTATCCGCCTATTTCATGATGTTTATAAATTAAATAATGCGATTTTATTTTTACAAGACTGCTTCCAATGACTTTTGGAATGACTCTTGCTTTTATTAAACAGGATCCATTTTGTTGAATTATTTTTTCCGCTTTAAATTTTCCGTCGACACTATTGTTTCCTACTAAATATTGTAACATTACTGGTATTTTTTCCAATGGATATTTATATTTTATTTTTAATTTATTATCTTTCCATTCATGATTTTCATAATTATCTAAACCGTATAATAAATTTAAAGTAATTGCTGAATTAAATAAATAAAAAATGGTTTCATCTAAAGATTTTGTATTTAAATGAATGTATTTTTTATATTCATACATTTATAGTTTTTAAACTAAACAAATATTGTTTTTATTTAATATTATCGGCATTATTAATTTTTATTTTTATCAATATATTTAATAAAATACTAATATCAGTTATGTATTTCAAAAAATAATAAAATGTTATATTTTAAGCTTTTTATTATATAGTGCGTTTAATTTATTAAATAGAATCCTTTTTGAATTATTCACTTTTAAGAAAATAACGTTGTAAATAAAACCAAGGATCACCTTCGTTTGCTGCTGGGCGAATAAGTTTAAAAATTTCTTGATGAAGAACATAAATTGTAGCAATAATATTTTGATCTTTACCAGCGAAATAATCCTTTGTAATATAATCATTCATATATTTATAAAAATATTCTACCCATTTCTCAAAAATAAAGCGATGACCTAAAAAGATTGTCGCACCAATACGTGTATCATATTCAAATGAACGACTTAAACCGTTTGCCTGTTTTTCAAAGTCAGATTCTTCAAAAGGTGTAATATTTAAAAAGTACATTTTATCTTTCGCTGCTGTACTTAAAAAGGTACTTGATGGCCAGCCATTTTTAAAAAGATGTAAATCGTTTTTATTACGGAAACATCCAATATCACACCAACAGAAAAAATCAGTATTGAATGGATTGAGCTGCATAATACGATAAACAAACATTGATTTTTCATTCCAAATATTATATAAATTTGGATGATGAATTGAATGTTCAATATCTCTTTGCCAGTCTTTCATCCATACTTCTTTATAATGCGGATTACCACAATATGTTTCCTCTAATGGTAAAACATATACAAATGTTATTTCTTGAAAATCTTTACGTAATGTCATAATTTTTTCATAAGATTCTTCATCGCAAAAAATTATCATTTCATTCTCAATTGTTGTTAAAAAATTAGCCATCCATTCATCGTATTCTGATGTGCTATGTTTAGCAGGAGACTTATAATAACAACTTACAATTGTACAACGATTCTCTGGCGGGGGTGGTTTAATTATATCGATATCTGTTTCTTTTTCTTCATCAGAAGAGTCTTTATTTAATTCATGAATTGTTGTAATATCTGAAAATTGTACGCGCGAAGAAGACATTATATATATTATCTTTGAAAAAACTTTAAATCATTAAATTATAAGATAATGCGATCATGGTTTTTTACAAGTTTAATTGTTTTAGGTATTTTAGCAGTTCAAGATATATTACATCGTTATTTAATGAAATTAGGTTATAATGGTATCGATCTTGTTGTCTATGGACTTGTACCAACTGTATTATTTATTGGACTTTATGTCTATATTAAAAAAATTAAATTATCACCCTTAAATGGTAAAACAACAATTTTATATTTAATAAGTGGTATTTTATCATTTTATGGATTTTTATATTTAAGAGAAGCACAAATCATTAGTCCAAATATAGGCTATGTAACTTCAATCGCATATAGTAGTGTGCTTATTACAATTCTATTAACTTCAATTATATTTAAAGACCATCTTGATATTTATGGACTTCTTGGATCCCTATTTATTGTACTTGGTATATTTTTAATTTCTAACACAAAATAAATGATCCATCCCCTTTTAATTGTAGCGTTGTATTTAATCGTTGATGTTATTTATGTTTTAAGTTTTAAAGGTACATATAATTCAGTTGTTCAACGTATTCAAGGAGAAGGTTTTCCTAAAAAATCATACACCCTTGCGATGGCTGTAATATCCTATTTAATACTTGGTTTTAGTTGGTGGTATTTAGTTTTAACCCGTATTACAAAAAGTACCCTTTATAAAGACGCATGGATATTAGCAATTGTGTTTGCCCTTGCTGTTTATGGTGTATTCAATGCGACTCTTTTTGTAATGTTTAAAAACTGGGACTGGAAGATTTTAATTCAAGATACATTATGGGGTGTTAGTAATATATCCGTATTCACTTTGGGATATCTTTATCTACTAAAAGCTTCTGCATAAGTGAAACCTCTTCCTCTTGAGTTTGTAAAATGTTTGATGCTAATTTTTTTACATCGATTGATATTTCTTTTTCTAATAATTTTGTTGATGTTAAAATTGCCATTGAATGATGTTCAACCATATCTTTTAGGTATTGTTTTTCATTTATAAAAAGTTGGGATTTAACCATTATATACATCATTAACATTCCAATTAAAGATAGTATTAAAACATTTATAGATGAATGCATTAATGTTTCTAATAATACCATAGAAGATGCCATAAAGGTAGCATTATAAAATTTATTTAATGAAAATAATTGAATATGATTAACGCTACTTGTCATTACCAATGGCATTAAGTACATATGGATTAATAAAGAACCAAAAAACATAATTAAAAAATTCATATACATATTATAATATTAATAAGTAACTTTTTATTTTAAGATTTTTATTCGTTTTTATTCGCTTCTGGTAAGTATGCATAAATATTTTTAGAATGTTGTTTTGCCGTATCTATGGTCATTATACTTTGTTCACGGGATTCCTCTGTAATATATTTCTCACACGGACCACTTACAATGTATGGAGCATAATACCCTTTTTGAGAGTGTGTGGGGTCAGCTACGTAATATGTGGTATATGCCCAACGCGGATAAGGTGCGTAAGGAGGTGTACAGTTTGGAGAATATTCCAACCCCATACGGTTGATAAACTCGGTAAATAGCCATGTTAACATAATCGAATGTTGTATGGTATAAATTGTCGAATTTACAATGACGTGTACTTTTACAGTCTCGATTTGTAATTTTTTGTTCAAGTTCATGAAATTATGCATTTGTGGATACGCGTGCGTGTAGGCGTATTCATCATAATCAACCATTTTGATATACTCTGGATCCGCATCTGGTGTGGAAATTAATTTAAAAAACGCAAGAGATGGGTAAATGAGAAAGTCATCTTCATGAACACTAACTTTGAGTGGAAGCCCTAATGCTTTAATTTTTTCTTTTATCATTTTCTTATCTATTTTTTCATAT